AAAGCAGAAACCGAAAGAGTTTTATACGGTACTTTTGGAGCAGGACCACCAGATGGTCCGTTTGAAATGTCTGAAGGGTCTTACAGCAGTCCTTTTGCCGAAGGGTTTTATGGCCCAGGCGGTTCGGGGTATTCGTTTACACAACCAATACAAAATTTATTTGACCAAGGATTAGCGCAAGCAGGTACTACGAATCAATTATACAATCAATACATAACGCCTGATTTCTTTACCAGTGGGCCGTTGTTTGATATGTTAAACGAGTCTCGTATCGGTAGAGTACAAAGACAAGAAGATGCTGCAGCTAACGCGTTATCTCAACTATTTAATACAGGCGGCATGAACACTGCTAGTATGATGGATATGTCAAAAGTTAACGCAGACTTAGCAGCAGCTAAAGCTCAAGAAGACGCTAACGTACTTTTTAATTTACAGAGATTTCAACAAGGTCTTCAAGGTGCTAGAGGCAGGGATATGAATTACCTTGCAGGGTTTGATGCGTTTGGTAACCAAGCGGTTAGCAATGCAAGGGCATTATCTGGAGATTTAACAAATCTAGACCTAGCTAAGTTGTCCAAATATCTAGATGCTAATAACGCTTGGAGAGCCGCTAAAGCACAAGAGCCAGGGCTAGGAGCTACGTTAGGCGGTATAGCAGATGCAGCTATGGGATTCTATGTAGGCGGTGGAGGAGGTTTTGGAGCAGAAGGCTCAAACTTTAACTTTAATCAAGCTTTACAATCCCAGTTTAATCCTAACTACGGTATGGAACAATTTTTTGATAGGTTAGCTAGCACAACGGCAGGTACTCAAAATGCCTCAACTGGGTTTGACTCTTACGGCAACCCATTAAGAATCACTATTTAGGAGTTTATAATGGCAGTACAAGCAGATTTATTACGAGGAACTCCTCTTACAGCTATGGTAAATGCCAATAGAAGGCAGCCAACGCAATTAGACCTTTACAACGAGAGAAGAAGAAAAGAAATTCAATCTCAAAGTAATCAATTTCAAAAGTTAGCGTTTGATTTAATGGGTTTACAAGCTAAACAACAACAACAAGCTTTAGAAAACCAATTAGCATTTGCAAAAGCACAAAGAGAAATAGATGCGGCAAATACTAAAAAGAAGAAAGCAAAAGCAGACATAGGACTGAGTACAGCTAGACGAAAAAAAGTTGAGGCAGAAACAGCAAATTTGGAGGGCGAAAGAACTCTATACGGCACGACCTCGCCTACTACTGCGATGAAAAATAAGACTGCTTTTATAAACAATTATATTATTCGTCATGGTCCTGCAGGAGATACCCCAACATTTAAAAAAGACGACATTCCTAGAATCAGAAAAATTTTAAGAAGTGTTCAAATACCTGCGGGAGAAACGAATGTAGACGGTTTGTTTGACACTGCAATAGCTTCAGCAGATTCTTCGTTGCCTACTAGCAAAAGTGCTATCGATATAAATGCTAGCATAAAAAATTTAACAAAGCCTCCTTCATATGGTGTTCCTACTGTACGAGATTTACGGTCTAGAATAAACAAAGCAACAGAGTTGTTGGCAGGAGATAAAACTTTAACTTTTAGACAAAAAGCAAAGTTAGAACAAATTATAAAAAGCAATCAAGACCAAGTAAGCACAGCACAAAGGGGCGAAGGTAATTATAGAACCCAGTCAGCTAAAACGTACCAACCTCTGCAAGAACAACTTTCAGCTATTGATAGTGCTGCTTATTTATTTGATTTGGCTAAAAACGAAGATTTTAGAGCAAACCCGGCAGCAGCAGCAAATCTACGAAGTTCTTTATCAGAAGTTTTAAGTTATAGTGCCTCTATAGGAGGAGATTTAGCTACAAGAGCTAGCGATGTTTTTAATCAATTTTTCCGGGGAGAAGTTAGTGACGCTAGTTTTGAAAGTATGGAAGAAGTTTTAAAATCGATTAGAAGAAAAACAATTAACCAAATGGCGAATGTAATTCAAAACGCTAAAAACGATTTGGGAAGTTCAAGCCATCCCTACATAGATAGATTTTTTCCGTCTCCTGCCGAAATACTTTCTGTTTTAGCAAACGAACCTACAAAAGCCGCTGTGTCTAATTTTTCTAAAGCCCTAACCAAAGCAGCAAAGTTTAGCCCGAATGTTATAGAAACTCAACTGAGTCTCTTAGAAGGAGGAGACCAAACCACTCACGATTCGGTTATGCAAAATTTAACTAAAAAGCAACGGGGGAATTACGAAAATTTTAATCAATATATTGCGGGTACTTTGGGAATGTCCCCAAGAGATTTCTATAGCCATTTGCGGTTGCTCGTACAGAAAAATTTAAGAGACGAATCCATTTTACAGGAGGCTCAGCGTGGCAACACCCCAGACTAATTTGTTTAATCCAGAAGTAATGGGCGCATTAACTTTAAAAGATGCTCCAGATAAACTAGATGTAGATAACCCTACTGGAAATATATTTGCTATTCCAGAACTTAGTGAAGCACTTCAAGGGTTTGCAAACAGCGGTTTGCCAGGAAGTTTTGAAAAAAGAGAGGAAACGTCTTCTTTAGACTACATTTTAAACCAAGGAAAATTGGGCATTGGGGATACTTTTGCTCTTTTAAACGCTAGCACTCAAGCTGTTTTTATAGACCCTTTTACAAAAGGTATACCAAGTCTTCTTGGGTTTGGAGGAGACGAACCTATACAACCTTTTGTAACTCGGTGGGGTAGTTATTTAAACAGAGATGTGAATACGATTGCTTCTTTAACGGGGGCACAAACGTCTGGGGATATAGTAGACCCCCCTTCTCTTACTGCTCAAGTACTCGGTGGGGGAGCCAGAATGATAGCTGACCCTGCGGGGTACATAGGAATCCCTTTAAAAACCATAAATACTTTAGGCGATGTCCTTAGTCAAACTGCCCCCCAAGTACTTTCTAGAACTGCCACGCTTGGCGGTGCGGGTGTAGTTGCAGAAACCACAGGAGAAGTAGGTGCTCAAGTTGAAGAGGCGATAACGGGAGAAGATACGGGACTCGGAAGGTTAACGGGTAGTTTGTTAGGGGCAGGTAGTTACGTTCCTGCTCACGCTGCTACAAAAACTGCTGTACAAAAAAGTTTTGGGTGGGCGAAAGACCCTGTAGTTGCTTTTACAAAAAGAATGCATAACAAATACAAAGGTATGCCAGAAGATACTAGCGAACTAGCCCTTACTTACAACAATAGAGCAGCTAAAAAATTATTAGAGTCTATTGTAAAAACCCAAGAAGGAAAGGGAGATTTAGAGGAAGTAATACAGGATTTTGCTACGGTGTCAAAAAGACTTAATTCTGTAAATAACCAAGATATTATTGATACAAAAGACGTTCCTCTTTTTGTTGCTCTTTCTGATAACCCTAAAGTAGCTTCCGAAGTACAGAGACTTGCAAAGCAAGACCCAGAGTTCAGAGCGGCTATTCAGGGGGAGATGCTTACTTTATCAAACAAAATAGACACCTATGCTACCCATATTTTTGGAGAAAGAAATATGCCTATTGCTAGCCCTGCTGCTATAGAAAAACAGTTTGGGCCGCAAAAACAAGCTAAATATGCCGAGTTGCAAGCAAAAATAGCCCCTTTAAACGCTAAAATACGAGAGAAAATGCGAGAAGTAGTTCCCCCAGGAGGAGAGGTTGCTAGAGGAAAAGCTATAGAAAACTTAGTAGAAACAAGAAAACAATCTTTATTTAAAATATTTCAACCTATATATAGAGAAATAGATAAAAGTTACGGAAACGCTGTTATACCTACAGACGTTAGGAATGGTATCTTTACTTACATACGAAATAACAGAATTAAAAACGTATTTGCAAGAACACCTGATATAGAAAATAAAGTTTTGGGCGTTTTTAGCCCTAAAGCAAAGACACCTGCAACTTTTAAAAATTGGACCTCTTTAAAGAAAGCAGTAAACAAAAGATTGAGAGAGCTTCCCTCCGCTTCCGAACAAGCTATAGCGTTGAGAGACTTCAATATGTATTTAAATACAATAAAGAAAGCTGCTTACGAAACAGTAAGTAACATACCTAACGCTAGGTTTGTGCCTACAGATGCCTTTCGTTTTTACAAAGGCGTAGTAGATTTTGATAAAGTTGGGCATGGTTACTACCAAAGATTAGGTCTTCCTATGAATGAGCAGGGTATTTTAGAAATTACTTCAAAGAAATATGCTTCTCAAATTTCACCCGTTTTATTAAAAAATGAGGAATCTCTGGAAGACTTTTTAAACGCAACAGATAACTCCCCAGAAGCTTTAGAAGTAGTTAAAAAAACTATATTTGCAGATGTTGCAGAGTCCTCTATGAAAGATGGGTTACGTTTTGACGAAAAGGCTTTCGACAAAAGAGTGTTTCAGTTGCAGCAAAAAAATATGTTTGAAAAACTAAACGACCCTGCATTTGAAGAAGGTTTACAGAGATATAAAGCAGACCAAGGAAGCCTTGCAATAGATTTAAAACAGTTGAATGCGGGGTACGAAGAAGCTCAAGAAAAGCTTGCGAGTAATTTTTTAATAGACTACAAATACAGACAAACTGGAGAAATTTTAGACGAAACCCTTCCTTCTGCTGTTTTGTGGGAAGATGTTTTTACTGGGCCTAGAGGGTGGTTAAAAGGTGGACAAGAGAATCTAAGAAAAGGGCTGTCAGATATAGATGCCATAGCAGGTGCGGGTTCGGAAACTGCGCTTGCAGTCAGAAAATCTATGAGACGAGCGTACATTAATAAATTTATCCCCGAAAGATTAGAAGAATACACAGGTAACGCATTTCAATATTTAATGGATTCAAAGAACGCCCCTACCGTGCAAGCAATTATGGGAAAAACATATGCTCAAGATTTGAAAAAAGTTGCGAAATTGGCTGACAAATTGCACAGAGCTGACGCAGACAGATTGGGTTACGTTGCAAAGCCTGAGACAGAGATTGAAATACCAGTACCAGGAATGGAAAGGGGCGTAGACCTTCCCTATGCAGTAGCTACCGCTAGAAACCCCGTAGCAAGTACCACCTATAAAATTACACGGTTAATAAGTAAATTGTGGTCTGCTAACAGAGGAGCAGAAATAGATAGAGTTGTAAGGGAAGTTTTACTAGATGCAGATGGTCTTAAAAAATTATCTTTAGTAGCTGATAAGTACAAACCTTACACAGCCGAAGATTTAGCTAACAAAAGTAAAAAGATAGGCGAAGAAGTCTATAAAGATTTTTCCCACAACATAGGAATAATAACTCCTTTATATCTTTATGGAGCTTCTAAAGGAGTCTTATTCAGAGAAACAAGAGAAGAGCCTAAACAAGACCGACCACGCTCTTCATTTTAAGAACCTCTCTTACCCCCTCTTCGGAGGGGGGTTTTTTACCAAGTTATCGTACTTTTCTTTATACTCCAGAGCAAGCTTTCTGTTAAGCTCTGCTTCTCTCTTTGCGTAAATAGCTTCGTCTTTTAGCTCGGCTATTTCTGCTAGGATAGAGTCTATTACAGTAGGTATTTTCATTTCGAATCCTCCAGTAAAGCTTGTCTTAATTTCTCTTGATACCACGTAGCCTTTGCTAAATCCTGGATAGGTTTTCGTTTGCTACGAAACCTCCAGAGATACTTCATCGCATTCCCCCTTAGAAACCCTATAAACTCTTCTTTACTTAGCATAGACTGTAGGGCTGCTATGCACTCGATATTCCCTTCGTTGTAGTGCTCTGGGCTGTTAACCAACTCTTCTCTTATGTCGTAAGATGATTTATCTTCGTCTCCCTCCAACCATTTCATAACTCACACGCCCCTGCAGTGCAAGCCAACTCAGGTTGTACTGTAGTGTTGTCCCCTGTTTCAAACTCTGCAAGCTGTTTCCAGTCTATGCTCTTGGGCATCTCAGCTTTCAGTTTCTTATAGGTGTCTTTATCTATCTCTTCGTAAGGAGCTTGGGTGTACGTGTGGTCACTTCTTGGTAGGAACGATA